TTCCTCCAACTGGTTCGGAGACGCTAATCTATATGCTGGGTGCCTTGGGTACAGCTTGGACGGGCATCGTTCAGTTTTACTTTGGATCCTCGGCAGGGAGTAAGGCAAAGACAGATGCCTTAGCAAAACCAAAGGAGTAGCGGTGAGCGACCTTTACATTGTCGACAAATTGTTTAAGACAATAAGGGAGAGGCGGGAAGTAGTTCTTGAAGCGTTGACAAAAGGCTCGGTTCAAGATTTTGCCTCTTTCAAACACCTACGCGGTAGACTCGAAGCGTGGGACGAGATTGAAAACGAAGTACGCCTTTTGCTAAAAGATGAAAGAGACAAAGATGACTGACCTTATACTGCCAGAATACCTTGCTGCAAAAATCCGTAAGGCAGAAACTACTTCGGAACCAGTCCCCGAAGTGAAAGAAGAACTTAAAGGAGCCTTAGAACAGGCTTTTGTTCTTGAAGAAGACAGGGTCTTAGACCCTACAAAGATTCCAGACACAGCTATGGCTAGACTACCGCAGCCTACCGGTTGGCGGATCCTCGTTCTCCCGTATCGAGGAACTGCAAAAACCAAGGGCGGCGTTCATTTGGCCGACGAATATGTTGAACGTCAATCCCTGGCAACAGTGGTTGCTTACGTTCTTGCAGTTGGACCTACGGCCTATCAGGACAAAGACAAGTTCCCTGATGGTCCGTGGTGCAAGAAGGGGGATTGGATTATGCTTGGGCGGTATGCCGGAGCCCGATTCCGAATTGAAGGCGGAGAAGTCCGCATTCTTAACGATGACGAGATCATCGCAACCATCTCTGATCCTTCCGACGTTTTGAACGTCTGATCAGTGCAGCAACGGAGATTGCTATGAGTGAAGAAGACAAAGTAGAAGACGGTTCCGTCGAGATCACCCTTGAGGATGATTCGGAAGCGCAAGTTGAGGTAGAGGTTGCAGCAAAACCCGAACCCGATAAGAAATCTGATGACGACCGACAAGAGCGCGACCTTGAGGATCAATCCGAGAAGGTTAAAAAGCGCATTGATAAACTGACCTACAAGATTCGTGAGGCAGAACGCCGTGAACAAGCGGCCTTGGATTTTGCCCGCGGTTTGAAGGGTGAGCTTGATAACTACAAGCAAAAAGCAACAATTTTGGACCAAACCTTGGTCCAAGAGTTTGACAACCGGGTTCGGTCTCAGGAACGGCTGGCCAAGGACAAATTGAAACAAGCCATCGATATGGGTGATGCTGATGCCCAAATTGAGGCCCAATCTCTCCTTGCAAACGTCGCTGTTGAAAACGAACGCCTACGGGTATCCCGTCTTCGCCAAGAACAGGATGCTGCTTTTGAACGCCAGCGGGCTGAAGCATCCCAGTATCAAGCCCCTCAGCAGGAACTACGCCCTGATCCCAAAGCCCAGAACTGGGCCGAAAGGAATGAGTGGTTTGGTTCAGACCGCGCCATGACGGCTACAGCCTATGCTATTCACGACGATTTGATTACTCGTGAGGGTTTTGATCCTACCAGCGAGGAGTATTATGAGGAGCTTGACCACCGTATGCGTCAGGATTTCCCTCATAAGTTTAAAAAAGAAGCCGTTGAACGCCCTCAGTCTCCGGTTGCTTCCGCCCGTGCTACGGCAAAACCAAGCCAGCGCAAGATTTCCTTGACACCAAGTCAAGTCAGGATTGCCAAAGCACTCAATGTTAGTTTAGAAGAGTATGCGAAGCATGCTCGTAAGCAGATGTTAGGACAATGATTATGTCAGTTGACCGCACTCCACGCTCCGAGAATGCCCGAGCCAAACAGGCTCGCCCCCAAGTTTGGAGACCCCCGTCCTCATTGGACGCACCCCCCGCACCGGAGGGTTACAGACACCGCTGGGTTCGTATGGAGACCAGTGGTTTTGACGATAAAAAGAACCTCCATTCCCGCTTACGCGAAGGCTTTGAACTTGTTCGCGCCGATGAGTTTCCGGACTACGATCTGCCTACCATCAATGACGGCAAGCATGCCGGAGTGATTGCGGTAGGGGGATTGGTCCTAGCGCGTATCCCAGATGATCTTGTCAGACAACGGGAAGCGTACTACCGCAACCAGTCTCAACAACAAATGGATGCAGTGGATAACGACCTAATGCGAGATCAGCACTCTTCAATGCCGATCAGTAAGCCAGATCGTCAAACTCGTGTAACCTTCGGTGGAAATCGTTCCGCCGGATAATTTCAAAAGGATCTAAGCAATGGCAAATATCAATGCCACTTTCGGGCTCCGCCCGTATCGTATGCTTGGAAGCGGTGCAAACACCAACGGTAATGCTACCTACAACATTCAGACCGCAGCGACTGCGGGTACGTCCAGTGTAATCTACAATGGCGCACCTGTTATCCCGCTGGCAAACGGTACAATTGATGTAGTGGGCAACGCCAACGGTGGTACTGTCCCTCTTCTGGGCGTGTTTCTCGGCTGTAACTATATTGATCTGACAGGTAAGCCTCGCTGGTCGCCTTATTGGCCCGGTACGGCTTCGGCCTATGCTAACTCCATCGCTACTGCGGTTGTTGTTAGCAACCCTGATCAGCTGTTCCTGATCAATACGGACGCTGCTGCGGCTGACACACTCGTTCACGCAAACGCCAACTTCGTGACTGCCACTACCGGCAACACCGTTACGGGCTCGTTTGCTAAACTGGGCGTTTCGACGGCAACCACTACCAATACCCTCAACCTTCGCATCATTGGCTTCGAGGATACTCCTGCCAACAACGATGCTGCGGTTGCTGGTCGCTTGGCTATCGTGTTGCTCAACAACCACTTCTATCGCTACAATGCCAATGGCACTGGCGCGGGCATTTAAGGGGATTATGAACAATGGCTATTACTCGTTCACAACTCCTCAAAGAGCTTGAGCCGGGTCTCAATGCACTCTTTGGGATGGAATATGATCGTTACGACAACGAGCATGCCGAGATCTTCGACACGGAAAATTCTGACCGTGCCTTCGAAGAAGAAGTCATGCTGGCTGGTTTCGGTCAGGCCCCTGTAAAGGGCGAAGGTGCAGCGATCACTTACGACACCGCTGGTGAATCGTACACTGCTCGCTACACCCATGACACCATTGCTATCGCGTTTGCGATCACCGAAGAAGCTGTCGAAGATAACCTCTACGACAAACTCTCGGCCCGCTATACCCGTGCAATGGCGCGTTCGATGTCCAACACCAAACAGGTGAAGGCTGCTTCGGTTCTCAACAACGCTTTCTCCGCGTCCTATTTGGGCGGCGATGGTAAGTCGATGGTTGCTTCCGATCACCCAACCTTCGGTGGCGGTACGTTTTCGAACACCCCAACCACTCAGGCTGACTTGAACGAAACCTCGCTCGAACAGGCTCTGATTGATATTGCAGCTTTCATCGACGAACGCGGCCTCAAAATCGCTCTTCGCGGTATGAAGCTGATTATCAACCCAGCTCTCCAGTTCACCGCCGAGCGTATCCTGAAGTCTGAACAGCGTGTCTCGACTGCCGATAACGACATCAACGCTCTGCGTTCGGGTGGTTATCTGCCGCAGGGCTTCACTGTCAACCACTTCCTGACAGACCCTGATGCGTTCTTCATCAAGACTGACGCACCAAACGGCCTGAAGCACTTCGTTCGTTCGCCAATTAAGACGGCGATGGAAGGTGACTTTGAGACGGGCAACGCTCGTTACAAGGCCCGCGAGCGTTACAGCTTTGGCTGGTCTGATCCTCGTGCAATCTACGCTTCGCAAGGCGCGTAAGCACTAGGGGTTGTGACAAAATTAAGGGGGCTGGCCTTGTGTCAGTCCCCTTTTTCGTATAGTCTCTATGTAGTCCGGGATTTCCGGCTATGTTGACCGTCCCGGCGGACGCTGCACAGACAACATAGCTTATATCGTGCGGGAGTGCGTATTATGGGTTCAACTACCTTTTCAGGTCCAGTTACGTCGAAAGCTGGCTTTATCACTGGCACAGATGCCAACACAACCGTTACCGCAGCTACCCTTACGGTAGACTCCACTTACAACGGTCAAATCATCAACCTTAGCCTTGCTGCTGGTATCACCGCTACTCTTCCTGCGGCTACGGGTACTAATGCAATGTATCGTTTTGTTATTGCGACAAGCGTTACAAGCAACAGCTACAAAGTTCAGGTGGCAAACGCCACAGACGTGATGGTTGGGACTGCAAGTGTTGCGGGTACAACGGGCACAGTCTTCGGGACAGTTCCAGCTTCCGACACACTTACGATGAATGGCACTACGCAAGGCGGACTTGCTGGATCCTATGTTGAAATCATGGATGTTGCTGCCGGTGTGTTTGTTGTTCGCGCCAACCTCCTTGGCTCGGGAACAGTTGTCACCCCATTCAGTGCTGCCGTATCATAAGTCGGGCGGGAGAAATCCCGCTCCTCTTACAGGGAGATAATTATGGCTGACACAGTAGCAACACAACTTCTTTATGATGGCGCAAAACAAGCCATCATGAAATTCACCAATGCCTCCGATGGTACTGGTGAGACCAACGTAAAAAAGGTCGACGTGACAACGCTTTCCTCATATCTGGGGAAAGCGTGTTCGGCTGTCCAGATTGACCGCATCTACGCTCTTACGCACGGGATGGAAGTACGTTTGCTGTGGGAAGCTACAGCAAACGGAACCATTCTGACTATTCCACAGAACGTTATGAACACGATGTCGTTCGATGATTTTGGTGGGTTGGACAACAACACTACCACGGGTAAGACAGGAAACATCCTGTTCTCAACCTTGGATGCTAGTTCGGGTGATACCTACACAATCATCCTTGTCATGCGTAAACTTTACTAAGACAATGAGGGTGTGATGAACGTATCCATTGATCTCGTGTGGAACATGCTTCACACTCTCCTCATTGTCCCGATAGGGTGGGTACTGGTGTATCTTAACAGCCAGCAAAACGAGCTCTGGAAAACCGTATCGGAGACCAGAGAGAAGTACGTTACAAAACAAGAGTTACAGAGCGACCTAGCCTTAATGCACAAGAGGTTTGATCGTATCGAAGAAAAAATAGATCGTCTCATCGCAGACCATCTTGTGAAACGCTAGGAGAACTACCATGGCCCTCATGAAAAAACCCGGTAAGAACGACTCTATGCCCAAGCGCATCCGTCAACGTGCCATGAACATGGCAATGGCTGATCGTGGCGGAGCATCTATGCCACCCGCTATGTCAAAGGCTCCAATGGAAGCTCCTTCGATGATGGCTCCTCCCATGTCTTCCTCCCCTATGTCTGCACCCCCTGCCATGAAAAAGGGCGGAGCTGTCAAGGAAAAGTCCAGTGGTGAGCGTTACGCTTCCAAGGGTGCGATGAAAAAGCACGAGGCTAAGGAAGGTAAGTCCATGGAGCGCAAGGAAGACAAAATGCGCGGTGGTGGTATGGCTGTCAAAGGTAAGGGCGTAGCTCTTCGTGGTGGCGGTGTCGCTACTCGAGGCATGGGTGTTGCCCTGAAAAAGGGCGGTCTTCCAAATATCGGTACTGTTAAGGGCGTAACACCTAATCGTCCCAAGCTTGTTGTTATGATTGCCGTTGGCAAAGGTAAAAAGAAATGAAGAAGCCTACGAAGGCTCAGGCCAAAGTCCAGAAGGTTATGCACGAGTTCAAGACTAAAACCTTGCACACTGGCAGCAAGAAGGGTCCTTTGGTCAAGTCTCGTAGTCAAGCAATCGCCATCGCTCTTTCCGAGGCTGGCAAATCGAAGAAGGGTAAATAAGATGGCTACTATTCGTCAGGATTTCGATAAAGCATTCGGTGAAGCCCGCAGTCGTGGTGACAAGACTTTTGAGTTTCGTGGAAAGACCTACGGTACTCAAATGGGCAAATCCAAGGCAAAGGTAGAGGTAGAGGTTGGCCCTCATGGTCCGGGCAGTGAAGAGTTCACCCCAGACAGTCCGAAGATGCGCTCTGAGGAAAAAGATACGTCCCTTGCCGATTCTGCTCCAATGCGCTCGGAAGCAAAAGATACTTCCAAAAAGTATCAGCCAATCCCAACTCTCTCTGCGGCAGAGAGTTTTGAAAATTTCAAAGCTGCTCCCGGTCGTGTGATGGACATGGTCAAGAATAAGCTTGGAAGTGTGGGTGAGGTCAAAAGCAATTACAATCCGGGTGTCTCGATGACCGAGTCAGACCGCGAGTTGCGTGATGTTGTTGCCAAAAAGAATGGCGGCATGGTTCGCAAGAAAACTGCTCCTTCCCGCAACAAAATGGCTGGTGGCGGTGCTGTTCGTGGTGCGGGTTGCGCTACGAAGGGCAAAGGCAAAATGAGGATGTACTGATGGCTCGCACAGGTAATAAATCCAACACAGGATTAATGAACATTGGTATGTGGGAAGGGTCCAAAAAGGACGTTGCCCAAGATACCAAGCTAGCCAAAAAGCACGGCATGACTAAAGCGGAGTGGGAGAAGTCCAGCTTGGATGAGAAGCACGATACCCAGAAGTCCATGAAAGGATTGCGCGGCGGCGGAATTGCTACTCGTGGTATGGGCGTAGCTTTTGCTGAAGGCGGTTCCGTTTGCAAGGCTGGCGGCGGTATGGTATCCCCCAAGGGGACAGGCATGGCTCGGTCGAAAAGCTGCAAGGTAAGCTAAGATGGCAACTTCCGGCACGAAGACGTTCAACCTCGATCTAGGTGAATATATCGAGGAAGCTTTTGAGCGGTGCGGTATCGAAGTCCGGGCGGGCTACGATCAGCGCACGGCTCGACGGAGCTTGAACCTTCTGCTGGCTGAGTGGGCAAACCGTGGGTTGAACCAATGGACGATTGCTCGTGATTCGATTACGGTGTCTGCTAATGGTGGGGTCAATTCGGATGGTCTGACTTACGAACTTCCCACTTCCACCATTGATATCATCTCAATGGCCTGTCGGTTTGTTAACACTGCTGCCTCTCAAAACCAGCAGGACCTAACCGTTGACCGAATCAGCCGCGATTATTACCTCAGCATTCCGAACAAACTCTCAGTTGGGCGACCCCTTCAGTTTTATGTCAACCGTCAGATCACTCCTCAGCTTATTATATGGCCTCGGCCCAATCAGGATTATTACCTTATTGTTGATAAGCTCGTCCGTATGGATGATGCTGGAAGCGGCGCAAACACACTCGACATCCCTTTCCGCTTCTATCCCTGTCTTGTGGCTGGTCTTGCTTATTATATCGCTATGAAGAAAGCCCCGGATCGTGTGCAGCTCTTGAAGGCCGTATACGAGGAAGAGTTTGACAGAGCCAAGAGCGAGGATCGTGACCGCGCTTCACTGCAACTTACTCCGGTGAGGAACTGGTATAGGGTAGTGTGATATGGGCAGATACGCAGGAGGCAACTATGCAATTGCGCTATGTGACCGGTGCGGGTTTCAGTATCGCCATATGACTCTGCGAAAAGAGTGGAATGGGCTGCGGACTTGTATCGAGTGCTGGGAAGCAAAGCACCCGCAGATTCAGCCTATCTTCCCACCTACCGAGCCACAGGCTTTGTTTGAGCCTCGCCCAAGTCGGGTTGAACCCATGGACGTTCCGGTGGGTCAAGACATTTTTCCTTATCTTCAGAACATCAGCACACAGGGTGTCATGCAGATTGGGATCGTTAGCGTGGAGATTACCTGATGGCTTGGACATATACGACGCTGGTGCAAGCCGTTAAGGACTTCACCGAATACGACGAAACTACCTTTAATTCATACATCCCCACTTTTATTCGTAACTGCGAGGAGCGGATCCTATATTCTGTTCAGCTCGTCGATTTTCGTTACAATGTTTCTGGAACAACGACAGCTAGCAATAAGTATCTTGGGTTGCCCGCAGATTTCTTGTCTCCCTTCTCGTTAAGCGTAACTGTAGATGGCACGACAACCTTCCTGCTGAATAAAGACGTTGAGTTTCTTCAGGAATATAACCCGTCTGGGGTTACCGGGACTCCAAAATATTACGCTCTTTTTGATAGAAGCACGTTCCTATTGGCTCCTGTTCCGGCAGGGGATTACCCTGTGGAAATGCACTATTACTACCAGCCTCCGTCAATTGTAGATACAAGTACATCTTGGTTGGGGGATAACGCCGAGCAAGCCCTGCTATACGGAACACTGTTCGAGGCGTACACTTATATGAAGGGTGAGCAGGATCTGCTTAACCTTTATAACCAGCGGTTTGCCGAAGCACTGGCCCGCTTGAAGAACTACGGTGAAGGTCTTGAGGATGACGACGCATACCGCGACGGTCTCATTAGAATAAAGGCAACATAGAATGGTTGGAAGTCAGGGTACTACTGGTGGGTTTAGAGTCGATGTTCATACATCCTCGGATGGGGGACACCCACCAGAGTTTTGGGCAAAGCGGGCCGCTGACCGCATTGTTTCTGTTTCCGAAACAGCGCATCCTGCTATCCGTGAACAGGCGGTAGCCTTCAAGGATTTGGTAGAACAAGTAGTGCTTGATCACATGAAACGTGCTATATCCTGTGACAGGACCACGGTCAGCCATCTGGTGACAGAGGCTGGTCACCCACAGTTAGCTGAACTTTTGAGGAGGCCATAATGGCTTTTACCGGAAACTTTATGGCAACTTCCTTTAAGTTGCAGTTGCTCAGTGGCATCCATGCCTTCAACACCTCCGTTGTTCGTGCGGGTACGGGTGCTGATACGTTCAAACTTGCATTGTACACGTCTTCGGCAACCCTTGATGCAACAACGACGGTTTACTCTGCAACTAACGAAACGACCAACACAACGGGAACGGCTTACACTGCTGGCGGAAATACGCTAACCAGCCCAACAACTTCTTCCAGTGGAACAACGGCTTGGGCTGATTTTGCTGACACCTCGTGGACAACGGCTTCATTTACCGCTCGCGGCGCACTGCTTTATAACTCAACTCAGGGAAATAAAGCTGTCGTTGTACTGGACTTCGGGGCGGATAAAACGTCTTCCGCTGGTACGTTTACGGTCCTTTTCCCCACTGCGGATGCCAGCAACGCAATCATCCGTATTGCCTAACATTGGGTATGAGCACCAATGGTTGACGCAACCGTAGCTTTTGAGGGTTGGGGTCGCTCCGTTGGATGGGGCGAGCAACCCTTTGGCACGGGTGCATTAGCCCTAACGATGACGGGGGATGTCGCATCTTCTGCCACTGTTTCTGCTAATGCAAATGTAAGTCCAACAGGGATATCAGCTACGGGGGATGTCGCCTCCTCGGCAACGGTTACGGCAACCGCTAATGTCAGCCCGACGGGGATTGCGGCCACAGGGGATATTGGAACAGCTTCCGTCACATCTGACGCTAATGTCAGCCCCACGGGGGTTACTGCCACAGGGGGTATTGGAACAGCTTCCGTTACGGCAACCGCTAATGTCAGCCCGACGGGGGTCAGCTCTACCGGAGATGTTGGTCAGGTAGATATATACTCTGAAAACTTCCTTGAAGTAACGGGTCTTTCTGCTACAGGAGATGTTGGTAGCACAACGGTAATAGGGACAGCCAGTGTCACTGTTGTGGGTTCTTCCGCAATAGGTTATAGTGGTCAAGTTTTCGTTTGGGGGAATATCGTCCCTAGTCAAACGCCTAGTTGGACAGAGGTTGTACCGAGCGAGAATCCAGCTTGGACTTCAGTATCTCCATCTCAGACCCCCAACTGGAATCAAATTGCCGCATAGGAGGCAGATAAATGGCTAGCACATATTCAAGCAATCTTGGTATCGAGCTCATTACAACGGGGGAGCAGTCCGGTACATGGGGTTCTACAACTAACGCTAATCTCGGAACAATTCTTGAGCAAGCCATTGCTGGGTATTCGACTCAGACTGTAACGGACTCCGCTTCCGCAACAGTTTTGACAATTGCTAACGGAGCATCCTCCACAGGCCGCAATGCTGTAATCTCCTTGACAGGCACGTTGACTGCTGCCCGTGTGGTTGAGGTTCCGGCTAAGACCAAAATGTACGTTTTCCTAAACGATACGTCCGGTGGATTTGCGGTTACCGTGAAAGTCACGGGTCAGACTGGCGTATCTATTCCCGCAGGGAGTGATGCCCTTGTCTACTGTAACGGTACAGATGTTCAACTGATTGCTCAATTCCCGTTAACCGTTGCCTTAGGCGGAACTGGAGGGACGTCGGTGGCTACCGCTCAAACGGCTCTGCAAGTTGATCCGGCAGGAACGGCTGTAGCATTGGCTATCGCTTTAGGGTAATGTGTTCTAGAAAACAAAGGGCTGACTTATGGCAAATACATTCACCAGCTACGTTGCAAAGAATGTCGGAACTTCGGCATCGACACTTGTAACGGTTGCGGCATCCACACAGACTACTGTGATAGGCATGACAATTGCCAACACCTCCGCTTCGGCAATCACCTGTGACGTATATTTTACCCGTTCTGCGGTGGACTATTATATCGTCAAAGGGGCGGCTGTTCCGGTGGGGAGAACATATGTTGCAGTAGGGGGTGATCAGAAGGTTGTGCTGATTGCTTCGGATGCCTTAAAGGTTGTATCCTCCGCTGCTACTTCTGCGGACGTAATTGCCTCTGTCCTTAACATCACCTAATAGGGGATAGAAAATGCCCAGTAGCACAGGTTACCTTGGATCAGTTCCAGTCCCACAACCACCTATGCCCACAGGTGGATCGAACGACCTTATCTTTTGGGAGAATGGTCAGACGGTTACCGTTAACTACACAGTCACCACTGGGCAGAATGCAGGGACATTTGGTCCTATTACCATTAACGGCGGTGTTACGGTGACAGTTCCATCTGGTTCAACTTGGAGCATTGTCTGATGCCTATCAAACTTAATGGGTCCACTTCAGGTTATAGTCAGCTTCAGGCGGCGGCAGCGGCGGCAAGCAATACGCTCACCTTGCCAGCCAGCAATGGCGCACTTGTGGCACAAAGCACAACGACCGCTCCAACCAACGGGCAAATCCCGATTGGTAATGGCACGGATTATACCGCCGCAACTATTACTGCTGGCACGGGTATCACGGTTACAAACGCCTCTGGTGCTGTTACAATCACTAACACAAACCCAACTGCGGTCACAGTTGTTACGCTTGGGTCGCCCACTGCAACAACTAGCGGCACTGCTATTGATTTTACTGGCATACCAGCGACTGCAAAAGTTATTTATGTAAGTTTTGCGGGGGTTTTAACAACCAGCAACACAGCGTGGTTACTTCAATTAGGAACATCTGGTGGGATTCAGGCTTCGGGTTATCTGGGTTCTGGTTCAAACTGCCGCGCATCTGTAGCGACTGTAACGTATACAACTGGTTTTGGAATACGGCGTGATACAACAACATGGGATCTAAATGGCACATTGGTGCTTACTTTGTTAGATTCTTCAAATGGAACGTGGGCTTGCAACGGAGTTACTAGCGTTTCGACTGACATTGTTACAAACCAAACTGGCGGGTCTAAGGTTTTAAGTGGAACGCTTGACAGGGTTCGTCTTACAACTGTTGGCGGTGATACATTTTCCGCTGGCAAAATGAATATAGCTTACTCGTGAGGGGTGACATGGAACGTATTGTGGTCGATTTTTCTACTGGCGAACAGACGATAGTTCCGTTTACCGAGGAGGAAGTAGCAGAATTTGAAGCATCAGTGGCGGCGTTCAATGCGTCTATCTCGTATGCCGAAAAACGCGCCTCTGAATACCCCGACTTCCGTGACTACCTTGATGGAATTGTAAAGGGCGACCAAGCCCAGATTGATGCTTATGTAGCGGCTTGCTTGGCGGTAAAAGCCAAATACCCAAAGGTTTAAGACAATGGCAGTTACAATCAATGGAACGACAGGTGTAGCGGTCCCCCTTGGCACGGCTGGTGCGCCGGGTGTTGTCAACACCACCAGTGCAACTACGGGAATCTACAACCCAACCAGCACAACCCTTGGTCTCTCCACCAACGGAACACAGGCTGTCTATGTTGACGCATCGCAAAATGTGGGGATTGGGACAAGTTCGACAGGTGCAGGGTATCGCGTATCTGTCGCTGGTTCTGCCGCATCATCTGTGCCGCTTTATCTCCATTCTGATGCGACAAATGGGTATGTGTATTCACCAAATCCTTTGGTTGTTGGTTCGACTGGGGCATATGCTCTCAGTCTCGTAACCAATAATACGACTCAAATGACCATTGCCTCATCAGGCATCATCACAGGCACTGCTGGTAACTTGATGCTGGTGCAGGGGACTGTTGTCCCGACAACCAGCGGGACGGCTGTAACAGTTGCTACGGGTATTCCTTCTTGGGTTCGCCGCATTACCGTTACCTTGAGCAATGGGACTTCATCCAGCACATCCCCTTGGCTTTTCCAACTTGGGACGGGCGCAACGCCAACTTATGTAACATCTGGATATTTGGGTGTAGGTGGCATTTACAACGCCGCCGCCGCTATTGCCGCAAGGACTGATGGTTTCGGCATCTCAAACACAAACGCTGCTACATATATTACATCTGGCACTGGCATTTTGACATTGCAAGATGCGGCAACAAACACTTGGGTTTGGTCATATACTGGAACGTGGAACACGGGCATTTCATCTGGAACATATGGCTCTGGGTATATTGCCCTTGCTAGTGCGTTAACAGCAATTCGTCTTACAACTGTTAGCACAACTGACACCTTTGCCACTGGCAAAGTCAACATTCAATACGAGTAAGGGATTCTATCATGGGCCTCAAGGTTGACACTATACAAGAGCCGTCTTCGGGTACGGTCAATTTGACGCTTGGCTCAACAGGCAACGTGACTGTTGGGGCCAACTTGGCTGTGACCGGAACCAGCACGTTTACGGGTTCTGTTTCCGGAAATATGACGGCTACCGGAACAGTTGTCATGGGGTCATCTTACCTTCGCAACCGCCTCATTAATGGGAACATGTATGTGTCCCAACGTGCTACCTCGGCAACTGTGACAGCGGGGACAACAGTTCCTACGATATCTACGGGGTATCCCTGTGTTGACCGTTGGTTCGTATATTCCTCTGGTGCAAACGTAACCGCGGCACAAGTGTCCGGTTCGGGGAGTAATAGAAACCTTTTGCAAGTTACGGGCGCGGCATCAGTAACTGCTGTCGGAATTGGTCAGCGCATTGAGGCACTAAACTCGTATGATCTTGCGGGACAAACATGCACCTTATCCGTAAACATAGCCAATAGTTTGCTTACGACCGTCACTTGGACGGCTTCATACGCTACGACAACTGCCGACACGTTCGGCACAATCGGAACTGCAACTAAAACTCAAATTGCCACCGGAACATTTACGGTCACTTCAACGCTGACACAATATACCGCTAACATTTCTGTCCCTGCTGCCGCTACGACAGGGATTGAAATCCTGTTTACGGTTGGAGCGCAAACGAGCGGCACTTGGCAGATTGGAAATGTTCAATTTGAGGCTGGTTCTGTTGCCACACCTTTTGAGCGTCCGATATATGGCACTCAGTTTGCCCAGTGCCAACGGTACTATACCACACTTAGTGCTATAACCGTTTCCAATCAAACTGGTGCAACAGTAACGTGTGTGGGTGGAACGGCTTTCCCAACTACAATGAGGGCAACGCCTACCGTCACCGGAACTGGTGCTACCGCTACAACGACTTATATCAAAGTGTCACAAAGTCTGGCGGCGTTTACAAGTGGCGACACAGGCACGTTCACTGCTTCAGCGGAAATACCGTAAGGATAGCCAATGCCTTTTCAAAAACTCCAGTTCCGCCCTGGGATTGTTAGAGACGTTACGGCATACACTAACGAGGGCGGTTATTATGACTGCAACCTTGTTCGTTTCCGCATGGGATTTCCGGAAACCATGGGCGGTTGGCAAAAGGTATCTAGCCTCACCTACCTTGGATCTGTCCGTTCTCTCTTGAACTGGGTTACCCTTGACGGCTCCAACCTCTTGGCTCTTGGAACCAATCTCAAATACTACATCGAAGAGGGCGGTCAGTATTTCGACATCACGCCTATCCGAAAAACCGTCACGCTTACGTCGGCAAATTCTTTTACGGCGTCCTTCTCCGGTACACTTATGACTGTAACCGGAACACCTACCGGCATTGCTATCAATCAACCCCTCACAGCAACTGGTTTGACAGGCAGTCCTGTAATCACTTCTTTGGGTACAGGTACAGGTGGAGCCGGGACGTACAACATAAGCCC